TACGCAATCAGTGCTGTGGTGTTTTGTACACTAGGGTACACAGTTGCCGTACTTTAAGGAACCTAAGATGGCAGAAGAAATTTATAGCCCAGACCCTCTGATGATTGAGGAGTCTCTGGAAGAGTGGGTGATGACCAAGTGTGAAAACTGGAGAGATCACTATGAATCAAACTACGAACAACGGTTCGAAGAATACTATAGGCTATGGCGAGGTCAATGGGATCCTGCTGACTCCGAAAGAGCATCAGAGCGTTCTCGAATTATCTCTCCTGCGCTTCAGCAGGCTGTAGAGTCTAACGTAGCGGAGTTAGAGGAAGCCACGTTCGGTAGAGGTAAATGGTTTGACATTAAAGATAACTTTGGTGATCAAGACAGTCAAGATGTTGCGTACCTCCGAAACAAGTTAACAGAAGACTTTGAATCTTGCAAAGTGCGAAAAGCAGTTGCAGAATGCTTGATTAACGCTGCTGTTTTTGGCACGGGCATTGGTGAAGTTGTTATCGAAGAAATAAAAGAGATGGCTCCTGCAACTGAACCAATTATGGACGGACAACTACAAGCGGTAGGCGTAAACGTAACCGACAGAGTTGTAGTTAAACTTAAGCCAGTGTTACCACAAAACTTTCTTATTGACCCTGTAGCTACGTCTATCGAGGAAGCTATGGGTGTTGCTGTAGACGAGTTTGTGTCCAAGCACAGTGTAGAACTACTGCAAGAACAAAACATCTACAGGGACGCTTACATCGAGTCTGCTGCGCCCGACAGCGACCTAGAGCCTGACCAAGACCTTACGATTTACAACGACGACAAAGTACGTCTTACAAAGTACTACGGTCTTGTTCCACGCGAGTTGCTAGAGGCTGAAGGAGTAGATGTAGAAGACACTTCAATGTACGTAGAAGCTATTGTAGTTATTGCTAACGGCGGTACACTGCTTAAAGCTGAAGCTAACCCGTACATGATGAACGATAGACCTGTAGTAGCGTTTCCTTGGGACATAGTACCCGGACGTTTCTGGGGCAGAGGAGTATGCGAAAAAGGCTACAACAGCCAGAAGGCGCTAGATACAGAACTACGCGCGCGCATTGACGCACTGTCACTTACTATTCATCCGATGCTGGCGATTGATGCGACTAGGTTGCCTAGAGGCGCTAAACCAGAAGTTCGCCCCGGCAAGATGATACTTACTAATGGAGATCCCCGTGAAGTACTTCAACCTTTCAACTTTGGGCAAGTGGGGCAAATCACTTTTGCACAAGCCGCTAGCCTTCAACAAATGGTGCAACAAGCAACTGGAGCCGTGGATTCCGCTGGCATTGCGGGACAAGTCAATGGCGAAGCAACCGCTGCTGGTATTAGTATGTCTCTTGGTGCTATTATTAAGCGTCATAAGCGTACTCTTATAAACTTCCAACAGTCTTTTTTACTTCCTTTTGTAACCAAAGCTGCACACAGATACATGCAGTTTGACCCTGAAAACTACCCAGTAGCTGACTATAAGTTCAACGCTACGAGTACTCTGGGTATCATTGCTCGTGAATACGAGGTTACTCAACTTGTGCAACTGTTGCAGACTATGCAACAAGACAGTCCTTTGTACAGTGTTTTGATTCAAAGTATTATTGACAACATGAATCTCAGCAACCGTGAACAGTTAATTGCTACAATGCAACAAGCAGCACAGCCTAACCCACAAGCGCAACAAATGGCTATGATGGCACAACAAGCACAGCTTGAGTTCCAGCAAAGTCAAACTGCTGCTTTGGCTGCACAAGCTGCCGAGTCGCAAGCTAGAGCGGCTAAGTACGCTATGGAAACTCAACTTGCTCCTGAAGAACTAGAAATTGACAAGATTAACGCAATTACTAGAAATCTTAAAGAAGGAGATCAAGAAGACAAAGAGTTTGAGCGACGTATACAAGTAGCTGACCGACTTCTCAAAGAACGACAAATAGAGGGTAAACGTACCAATGCTAATGACACAAGTAGAAATGACCAAGTTCCTAGACCAAATCAACCAAGCGTTCAAAGATCAGTTCGACAAATTGGAAGTCCTGCAAGCCAAGGTGGACCAACTGGAGGCGCTAATCAATGAGCAAGGAAAAGGATCCAAGACTAGCACGAGCAGGGGTAAGCGGGTACAACAAGCCAAAGCGGACGCCTAATCACCCAACGAAGTCACACGTAGTTGTGGCTAAATGTGAAGACGGTAAAGTTAAGACTATTCGATTCGGACAACAAGGAGTCAGCGGTGCTGGAAAGAGTCCTAAGACTGCTAAGGAAAAGGCGAGGCGTAAGTCCTTTAAGGCTCGTCACGCTAAAAACATAGCCAAAGGCAAATGCTCTGCGGCTTATTGGGCAAACAAGGTTAAATGGTAACATGGCTAAAAACATGAAACACTACAAGCGTGACGGAACTTTGTGGTCAGGGAACACGCACAAGATGCCTGATGGTTCACTTCACACAGGTAAAACCCACAGCAAAACCTCTGTAAAGCTGTACCACTACAAGGATTTGTCCAAAAAAGCAAAGGAGAAAGCAAATGTATAACAAAGGCAAAAAGAAAAAGCCAAAGGGTAAATAACAATGCCTAGAGGACCAGCCAGGATTAAACACGCAGTAACAGCATCAGGCAAAAGACGTAAAAATACCACCAGAAAAAAGACTTGACATTTCAGTTTTTTTATGGTATAATATATAGTAAATAGAGAGATAATCTAAGAGACCTCTTATGGATCAAGATACACAAAAGTACTACGAATGTTACTTTGACCTGTTTAACAACCCCGGTTGGAAGCAGTTAATCGAAGAACTAAAACAAAATGCTCTCGTAATTAACAGTGTAGAAGCAACCAAAGATAGTAACGATTTGTACGTACGTAAAGGACAACTAAACGTACTAGCTTATCTAATTAACTTTGAAGCTGCTACAAATAACAACTACGAAGAGTTTACTAGCGATGATTAAAGTATTTGATTTTCGCTGTACAAACGGACATACCTTTGAAGAATTTGTAGAGAGCGGTACTACGTCCAGTAGGTGCGGATGTGGAGCCAACGCTACAAAAATCGTATCAGCTACTCAACACATCCTCGACGGTGCTTCTGGGGACTTTCCCGGTAGACACATGAAGTGGGTACGTGAACACGAGCAAGCTGGGCGATCTAGTCGGGAATCCTAGTTTTAGGTCACTTCCCATTTTAATCCTCCATAACCTTAATAATAATAGGCGGGGTAAGTTTACATTATGTCACGAGCACAATTACTTGATGAGCGTCCTGAAGAGGAACCAACGGAAACAACTGAAGAACTAGCCACAAATTCTATTGAGACTCCTGAAGAGGAACAACCTCAAGAACCAGAAATACCGGAAAAGTACCGTGGTAAGTCTGTCGAAGATCTTGTACAGATGCACCAAGAGCTTGAGAAGTTTTCAGGCAAACAGAGTACGGAAGTGGGTGAACTTCGGAAAGTCGTTGACAACTACATTCAGACACAACTCTCAAACCAACAAGCACCTCAACAACAGCAACAAGAAGACGATGACGTAGATTTCTTTGTAGATCCACAAAACGCTGTTAACAGAGCTATAGACAACCACCCTAAGATCAAAGAAGCACAGGCTTACACACAACAGGCTAAACAACAGGCTACTCTTTCACAGTTGAAATCCAAGCACCCTGATATGGAGAGTATACTGCAAGATCCTAAGTTTGCTGATTGGATCAAGGGGTCAAAAGTCCGAACACAGTTGTTTGTTCAGGCAGACCAAGGGTACGATTACGATGCGGCTGACGAACTGTTTAATCTCTGGAAAGAGAGGGCATCAGTAGCACAGCAGACCGCCAACGTTGAAAAACAGGCACGTAAGAACACCCTGAAGTCAGCCAGTACAGGCAACGCTCGTGGAACAGCGGAGGGATCACGCAAGAAAGTTTATCGTCGTGCTGACATTATTAAACTTATGCGAACAGACCCAGAGCGTTACCAAAGTCTTTCAGACGAATTACTGAAAGCATACGCAGAGGGTCGTGTACGCTAGCCTAACATTTAAGGAGAATTAAAATGGCTGGTGAAACCTCTGGTGCATATTTTACAGCTAATGCTGTAGTAGACAAAACTGCGGCGGGTACTTTTATCCCCGAAATCTGGTCCGATGAAATCATCGCCGCTTACCAAAAGAACCTGAAGATGGCTCCCCTTGTCAAGCGTCTGTCGATGACTGGCAAGAAGGGTGACGTTATTCACATTCCTAAGCCCATCCGTGGATCAGCTAACGCTAAGGCAGAAGCTGTTGCGGTAACTATTCAGGCTAACCTTGAGTCAGAGTTGACTGTCACTGTTGACCGTCACTTTGAGTACTCTCGTCTGATTGAGGACATCGTAGAAGTACAGGCTCTGTCTTCTCTGCGACAGTTCTACACTGAAGACGCTGGCTACCAACTGGCTCTGCAAGTTGACACTGACCTGATTAACGCCGCTACTGGCTTTGGTGACGGTACTCGTACTGCTTCTCCTGCCAACACGGGCGCTAACTGGGTAAACAGCAACAGCTACTACTTCAATGCCTCTTCTGGCCTTGCGGCTTACGCTGTTGACACTGTAACCTCTGGTGACAACTTCACTGACCTTGGCTTCCGTGAGGCTATCAAGCTGATGGACGATGCTGACGTACCTATGGACGGACGAGTTCTCGTAATTCCTCCTGCTGTTCGTAAGTCAATCATGGGTATTGATCGTTACGTGTCTTCTGACTTTGTTGGAGGCCGTGGCGTTGAGTCAGGTCTGATTGGTAATCTGTACGGTGTAGACATTTACGTGTCTAGCAACGCTCCGGTTGTCGAAGTTGCCGCTCAGAACACTGCTTCTACCGCTGATACTCGTGGTTGCTTGTTCTTCCACAAGGATGCTTTGGTAATGGCAGAGCAACTGGCTGTACGTTCTCAGACACAGTACAAGCAGGAATACCTGTCTACGCTGTTTACGTCTGACACGCTGTACGGTGTTGAAACTTACCGTCCCGAAGCAGGATTCATCCTCGCTGTTTGCGACGAGTAAGCTACTCTCTCTGGGGGTCGCAATGGCCCCCTTTTATTTAAACGTCTTGATGACAGGGTGTTTAACTAAAAGTTTAATAGGATAACCTTATGACTAATTACGTAAAGTCTACTAATTTTACTGTTAAGGATTCTCTGCCTACGGGTGACACTAACAAGGTTATCCGTGGCTCAGAGTTTGACACAGAATTTGACGCAATACAAACCGCTGTAGAAACCAAAGCAGATCTAGCTGGTCCTATTTTTACTGGCACAGCTACGTTTGATAATTTGTCTGACGGCACAATTACAGTTACAGCGTTTGTTGACGAAGATAATATGTCTTCTAACAGCGCAACCCTTATACCTACACAACAATCTGTAAAGGCTTATGTTGATTCGCAGATTGCTTTAGTTGACACACTCGCAGAGCTTACAGATACTAATATAACAACTCCGGCTGACGGAGCTTTGTTGTTCTACGACACTACTACGTCTAAGTGGATTGATAACGTAGTATCCGGTGATATAACTATTGCCGACACAGGCGTAGCCGCTATTGGCTCTGGCGTGATCGTTAATGCAGATGTTAATGCTAGTGCGGCTATTGATGTCTCAAAGACTGCTTTGACAGCAGGAACGGGTTTAACCCTTACGACAAATACCTTGTCGGTTGATGCGGCACAGACTCAAATTACGTCTGTAGGAACTTTGTCGAGCCTTTCAGTATCAGGCGCTCTAACCCTTGGCGGCACAGCAATTACGTCTACAGCGGCTGAATTAAACATCCTAGATGGGGTTACGGCCACAACTGCAGAATTAAATATCTTAGACGGAGTTACATCTACAACAAGCGAGTTAAATGTTTTAGACGGTGTAACAGCGTTTTTAGATGAAGATGATATGACTAGCGATTCTGCTACGGCATTGGCAAGTCAGCAATCTATTAAGGCGTATGTTGATTCTCAAGTTGGCGGGTCAACTACATTAAGCGGTTTAACAGATACTAATGTAACAACCCCGGCTGACGGAGCTTTGTTGTTCTACGACACTGCTACGTCTATGTGGATCGACAACGTAGTATCAGGTGACATTACGATTGCTGATACAGGCGTAGCGGCTATTGGCTCTGGCGTGATTGTTAATGCGGACATTAGCGCTAGCGCGGCGATTGATATTTCTAAATTAAACGGTGTTACTTCTACTGCGGCAGAACTTAATATTTTAGACGGGGTTACAGCTACAACAGCAGAGTTAAATTATGTTGACGGGGTAACATCTAACATTCAAACCCAGCTAGATTCAAAAGCTGGAACAGGTAAAGCCATTGCTATGGCTATTGTCTTTGGATAGGAGCTAAATTATGGCGGCACCAAATATCGTAAACGTATCTACAATAACGGGTAAAACAGCTTCTGTTGCTTTATCTACCACAAGTGCAACACAGCTTGTTAGTAATGCCGCATCTAGCGGTAAAGTGTTTAAGATAAACATGATTCAGGTTTCCAACGTAGACGGAACAAATAACTGCGACGTAACTGTTGATTACCACTCTCAAGATGACATTGGCGGTACAGCGTATTCGCTTGTGTCTACTGTGTCAGTACCAGCAGATGCGTCTTTGATTGTTATCGACAAAAACACAGCGCTTTACCTTGAAGAAGACCGGTCTATTTCAGTTACGGCAGGAACCGCTAACGACCTAGAAGTTATCGTAAGTTACGAAGAAATTAGCTAATAGGAGCTAGTCGTGGCTAAAGATAAAGGCGGGTTTATTGGCTTTAACGGCCTAGAAGAAGACCCAAAAGTTTTTAGTGGTGTTTGGGCTTTAGATACCCAAATGCAAAATGCGGGTGATTGGCCTTCGCCAGTATTTCACTCTTTTGATTACTTAATTATTGCAGGCGGCGGCGGTGGTGGTGGAACTATTGCGGGAGGCGGTGGTGCAGGCGGTTATCGCTCATTTACAAGCCAAACGCTAGTAGAGGGAACTACTTATACCGTTACAGTAGGCGCAGGAGGCTCTGGCGGTAGCAGAACTGCCAGAGGTTCTAATGGAGGAACCAGCACTTTTAATTCACTTTCAGCAACTGGCGGTGGTGCTGGCGGTTCATACCAAACCCAAACAGCAGGCAATAGTGGAGGTTCTGGTGGCGGCAGTAGCGATACAAGCTCTGCTGGAACGGGTAATGCAG